GCGTACAGTTCAGGATTCCTCATCCCTTGTTGTCCCGGCAAATGACCCCCGGCCCACGGCACGACTGACCAGTGACCCGGCTTATCCTGCCCAATGTCACCGTGTAGAAGCTGAGTCGCCATGAATTTTCCAAGCCAGAATTTAGTTTCTGCCGCAGTAGATTCAGCACCACGTCCGAGCACTCCCATAACTAGTCCGGCAGTTGGTAATATACGCCCAAGGGCTGTGAGACCACTCGATTCTATATTCTCTGATTCTTGTTTTACCCAATCTTCAACATATTTACGTGCGGCGACTTTTTCTTGAACCGCAGCCGGGGCATTAGGATTTTCGGCGAACCCGGATAAAAGAATATCGTTAGCGGCGCTTCCAACATCCGTAAGAACTTTGCCCAACCCGGATAAAAGTAATTCAGGGCCAGTTTTTCGTTCCAGTTTCGGTGGCGGGGGAGGGGGCGCTACTGGAAATGCAGCCTGACTGCCGGGTATGCCTCCAAATTGTTCTGATTCGAGTGCGCGGCTCATCCCGATTCCAGCCGCTTGTTGAAATCGCTTTGCGAATTCAGGGACTTCAAGCCCGGATGCTTCCTCCGCTAATGCATAGTCACCAACTTCTTGCGTGGTCTCCGTGTAATCGAGTCCACGTTGTCCCAGCGATGGAAACGCAGCACTTATTTTTTGTGCAGATTCAGCGTCAAAGATCTGAGCAAGCTGCTCTTGTGTCGCGCCCTCTGCCAACATAAAGTCAGCGATATCAGGCGCTGTCACTTCTTCAGGAGTTTTCCCGGCCCGTGCTGCGGCTTTCTCGTGTAAAGCCTTTACACTAAGATCTGTTAACCGTGTCGGATCGTGGGGTAAAAACGCATCTCTATCCTGCTCTTCAAGAGGATCAGGGAACCGTACACCCGGATCGGGGTAATTAAGACTCACGCAGTTTCAGACCCATGTTTTCGAGTTCTCGTCTGCGAGGACTTCGAAACATGCCAGCAACCGAATGACCTAATTCTTTTGCTTCAACCATCGCCCCGGATACAAGAACTGAAGGGTGTTCTTCTTTTGATGAAGTCCGCTCAATTTTACGTGTCAGGTAGTCTGAAAATGTTCCCATTATCGAACTCGTTTCGTGACAGGCTGGAACCGCGCACCGAATACACCACGCGATGCAGGCGGAAGCCCGGAATAGAATTGATCAAGCCATTGTCCCGGCTGTTGGTTCTGATTGGTTTGACCGCCCCGTAAAAAGTCTACAAAGCTTGTTGGCGTTGCCATACCCTCGCGTCCGGGCATACGCGGACCAAACCCCTTCAATCCTGATGACGGACTCGCAGACAGAAGCTCGCCCAAATACTGAGACCAGATCGGATCAAACTGTGCGCCCATATGACGAGCTTGAGGACTCATCATACCGCCCCAATCTCGATACCGATTACCGAGATACGCATTGAAAAGCGCCCGTGACCCTTCCTGACCCGTCTCAGTAACCCGCTTAAAGAGGTCTCCTGTTAAATAATCAGATAATGCCATTTAAACAATCCCCATCTTGCCAGCCGCAAATCGAAGGAAGTCAGCCTGACCTTTAACGTCTTCGATCTCGCCGCTCAACAGTTTTTGCTCGTATTCATTCCAATAATCTTGTCCCTGACTTGCTAGTGGATTTCTAATAGCCATAGGCGCATTTGCAAGAGGAGATCCAGCAAGCGCCAGATTAAACGCTGTACCAGCTTGCTTTTGCTGATCCAACGCATCCAGCATGTTTGTAAACCCAGTCGGAAATTTTATATCCGCACCCGGTTGACCGGATATTAGCATACGTAAATCTTCCGGTGACATACTCGCCCCACCGTATGACTGCTGCAGAAAATCGCTAATACCCAGAGGAGTCTGATCACGTACAGACCGCATACCTCCTTGTGCGCTAAACTGTGGAATCTGACTCTTTAAATACGATTCGGCGGCAGCTTCAAAAGGCGAGCCTGTCATTCCAGTTCTCTGCAACTCTTCCCAGATAGAAAAATCAGTATCTCTACCCTGTTCAATACCTGAAAAGGTGTTACCGCCTTCGCGAATTGATCCAAGAATACCAGAACCAACACCGCCCTGTGCCGCAGCTTGTTGATCCGCAGCCATAGCTGTCTGAAAATCAGGCAGTTTATCTGTAGGAATCAACCGTCCGCCGCCTACCGATCCATCATCCTTCACACCTACAAATGCTCTACCCTTAGCTTGCTCTTGTATTTTCCACTGGTTGTAAGCACCAATCGCTTCTTCTGGACTCTTCGTCCACAAATCCATCGCGTTTGGATATTCTGCAATTGTTGCTTCAGTAAACCAGCGATACATCTCGTTGGGGTTTCCACCGCCCGTCGAAGTTCCCCACGAGGAAAGTGGTAACTTATATTTCGCATCACCGAAAAATTGACCCTCCACGGCATTCGTTATAGGTCCGGTATTCGTAATATTTTGTTGAGTCGTAGGAATTGCAGGTATTGGCGGTAATTCCTCCGGTTTCGGTGGCGGCGGAGCCTGCTGTGGTGGTGGCGTAGCCTGCTGCTGTGGCGCGGCTGGTGCCCGTCCTTTATCGTTTTCATCGACCCATATTTGCGCTGCTTGAGCAGGAGTGAGATTTTGAGAAATAACCCAATGATCCCAGTAAACCTTCTGGACGTGAGGTGGCTCCCGCGAAAGAGATCTGTTAGTGTCTACAGCCGAGAAAATCTCTGGAAACTGCGGCGCTCCCGGTGGTTGTAAACTACGTAATGGCGGCACTGTAGATTTCGCCTGTGTCGGTGTTTGATTGGGGATAAAACTCGCGGGACCCAAATAATCCGGGTCAATGTTAGCCCCCGGGTCAATGTTAGCCCCCGGTCTCCATGGAGCGTCTATTCCTCCCTCTATGTCCCACCATGTTGCCATTACACACCACCAAACTGACTGGTATCAAAATTCGCCAAGTTCTGCCCCGGAGCTTGCATACCCGGACTTCCCATCATCCCGATGCCCGGAGGTGCGCCCGGAGGTGACCCCGGTTGTCCACCCATCATAGGCGAAGGAGAGCCACCCCCACCGGGACCGGCTAGAGGTGGAGCACCAATGCCCATCGCTTGACCAAGCGCAGCAGCGGCCATGACTTCGTTGTTATTGATAAGTTCTTGATACGCCATTGCCATCACGACTTCAGGCATTCTAAGTGGAAGTTCTGCAATCACTCGGTTTCGCTCTTTCATCGGATCTTGGACAAGGAGAATCTTCTCACGCGCATACTGCATCGAGACTACAGGGTTGGCCCCCTGTGTCAAACTTGCAGCAACCTGCGCTCGCATTAAATCGTCTTCAGGTAACGACAGCTTACGTGTACAGTATACACCATAATCACCGTCAATTTCTAAATATGAGAAATCAGGGAGTCGAAACGGGTTTCCCATCCCATCAACCCCGGAATAATCCATGACAAGCTGCTCGCGTTCAATCCCTTTAAGGATGCGCCGCGCAGACTCCTGATCAAACATCTGCATCCGCTTAAGATACGGTTCTAATCGCAATCCAGCGTGATGCCCGGTTAGGGTAATTGCCAGTGCTGACATCCCGGACTCACCGCCACCCCCATACACCGTCTCTTGGAATGTCGCTCGATACATAGCCGCCAGCACGGATTGCAGCAACGGAACCATCTCGGGTGGGGCACCCGGTACATCGAGAATCTGTACGATATCGGTAGCTAACAGGGTATTTACAGCCCCGCTACCCAGTTCAAGTCTACGAACCGTGCCGTCACGGGTCTTAATGACTACCGTTGGCTTGGCATACTTCTTGACAATCAAGCCCATCGTTTCGAGGAGTTCATTGTAATAGTTGTGCAAGTCACGATTCGCGTGGTTCAGGGCCATACCCATGTGTTCGACAAAATCCCGGTCATCATTGACCAGACCACGGAAATTGTGCCCATTCACCGGACCCACCAGCCATGGGACTTCACCCTGCTTGTGTTTATCACGCCAGACTTCAGTGTTATCGATAACCGTGACAACATCCGTATCGTCATAGAATTCTACAAGTTCGTGCGTTTTATACGGGTCATCGGGGTCAATATCATCGTGTACCTTCGAGTATCGCTTATCCGCGAGAATACGCCCACCCGCAATCGGAAGCTGGGAAAAGACCCACAGGTAACCCTCATCCGTCTGTGGACCCGGATACACATTCATCGGATTATAATGGCGCGTAAATCGAAACGGACTATTGCCATCTTCCTGTGGAGCCACATACTGCCGTGAAGCAATCCACCCGTAATTTAACTGGTTAAAGGCATTCTCGTAATCGGGCGGCATATCGCCACGTCGAAACGCACGGTGTTCCATATCCGAACGAATGCCAGCAAAGACCTGTTCGATACGCGAGGACCGCTCTTGCTCCTCCGGGGTATCATCTCGTGGCATGATGGTCGTTTGCGGCTCCTGCCGGGTAATAATAGCTGCGGCAAGCCCTACCGCCGTGTGCGGCATATTATCGCGCACTGCGACACCGCCGGGTTGCGCCGGACGCTCGGCCACTTCATACATGTCGAGCATCCGCAACATCATGTCGTTGCGGGGCTTATAGTGATCTACAGCCGCATTGACGAGGGAAACAATTTGTTCCTCGTCTCGGCCTCCGCCTTCAAGTTCAGCCAACTAGATTAGCCTGCTCTGGAGTTAATTTCATTGAAATTTCTTTCTCATCGACAGGAAACCACAGTAAAACCCCGCCGGTGAGCGGACGCTCGTGCGGGATCTGAAACGGGTTGCCTTCATTATCTACGACCATAAATGAACCATCCCGACCAAAGACCGGAAATAGTTCTGTGGCTCCATTACCCTCCATAACATCTAAAACTTCTTGTCGTCGCATAGTAATCCCCCATATTCTATCATACTCTTGCTCGATCAGGCAGTTGTTTGCCATACTTCTCGATTAATCGCATTCTTCGACTCCCGGAGCGTACCGAATCCAGATACTCAAGATCAGCCATCGGGATCGCGTCGGCATAATACGGATCAGCGATATTCTGATTCTTATGCTCGAAGTAATCCCGCATTTGCCAGCAGATCAGATCGGCTATCAAACAGTCATCAAAGGCACCCCGACGCGCTCCAGTACGCCCGGTCTTGTTGGATACCTTCACATCTTGGTCCCTAATCTCCTCGCGCACATACGTGAGGTATTCACCCAGTAACAATTCATCATACGAAATCATCGCGCCTGTAGCCAGTGCTTCCTGCATCGCAGCAATCATCACAGGCTTGGTAGCTTTATTTGTGACCCACCCTTCCTTAATATTGACATTTTCCCCTGAAGTACCCGAAACGCGCAATTCATAGTAAATATTAGGATAGCCCACGTCCGAGAGAGCCTCAAGCACAGCGAGTCCCGGCCCGTTTCGCTCCACACCAACAAAAGCGGAATTCCATCGCCACGCGAAATCCGCGAGTTTGGCCGCGAAAACACGTGGCTCCCATCGACCCCGGAGTGTTGCCACATGCAGCCCCGTCCGCCAATCCCTAACAATCGCCGCTCCGTAGTCTCCATCAGACAACCCCTCCGAACAATCAACCCCCATAACATACTCCCGGCCCATGATTGGCTCCTGCCACTCACGAAGTTCCTGTGTCATAACCAATGGCTTACGTCTGGCCGCTTCCTTCATCATCGCCATAACAATCGATGCATCAAAGACCTGCGATCCTGACGCAACAAAGGCTTCTTCCCACGTGCGCGGGAATTCCTGCATCATGTCTCGTTTCCCGAGTTCAGGACCATTCGCTGCGGTCTTATTCTTCAACATGGTGGCGTACCAGTTAGGATCTTCAATACGATCCGGGTGGCTCGACCACGGGATAAACCACGGCACGAAGTCATTCTGTTTCCCGTGGGCAGATCGGAAGACATTGTAAAACGTCCCCGCCGCACCTTTCGCCGTACTCAACCCGATAATCTGCCCTTCAATACCCAGCGAGTCAGAGATCGCTGCAAAGTTCTCGGTATCATACGGGTGCATGGCCCACTCATCGAGGACCGCCAGCGAGGTGGCTTCGCCACGTCCCGCATCTTCGGTTGAAGCGAGCGATTCAACACGACTAAAGGCATTGTCTGCACCGTCGAGAAAGAACTCGATAACCTGCGTGCTACGATTCGGCTCGATACCGGGGATTAACCATTTCGGAATCTTACCGAACGTATCCTTCATTCGACGAATGAGCATCTTCGCGGCCATCTCCTTATAAGAGAGCAGCAGCACATTCGAGCCGGGATGGAAGAGCGCTAACCATAACGCATAAAAGCTCACCAACCACGATACTCCGAGTTGGCGAGCTTTTAATACAACGTGTTTGTTTTTGTCTTCTACACCGTGTTGCCAGTGATGGACAAGGGCCAGTTGCCAATCCCACGGGATGAACTTTTGGAGACCCTTACGCGCTCCACGGGTTTCGGTGTACCATGCGTAATGCTGTACAAAATACGCACACGATTCGCGACATTTCGCGATTTCTTCTTCAGCATTAACTACACGGCTCTTTGTATCCACAGTTAGGACAAATCGCTAATGAACACCCGTTAACGAACGGAAGTCTGCCAACGCCACAGCACGGACAATCCTCCTCTTCGCAACACGGTTTAGCCGGGGGCTTAACAGAAACAGGTATCGAGGATGACGGTTGTGAAAGGCGGGGATGATGGAAGTCGTGGGCCATGGAATACCTTTGTTGGAGTTAGACAATTTCCCAGCCCATCGTTTCTGCGGCAGTAGCAATAGTCGGATCTTCCGACCACTTATCCGTGCCATCCAGTAACTGCTCATACCGGACGGCTTTCGGAACGTCGGTTTGAGGGGAGCGAAACAATCGAGGTTTTTTTCTAAGATCTATTATACCATCTGCGTTCGCGAATGAATACAAATTATTGTCATGTGGGCGCGGTTGTTTTCGCTTTGACCGACTGCTTATCCAAAAGTCCATAATACCCCCATTCAACTATCAGTGGAACCCTGCGCGGAACCTTGCGCGGTGTTTGAATTCGTACAATTTTCTTAGTATCGCACCAACCGAACTGCCTCCCATGAAGCAGCCGACGCTTCATGTTATGAACCCGATGGTGGGTGCCGTTCGTCTCCGATCCATAGATGAACGATTCCAAAGTTTACGTCGTAAACGGGACAACAGCGCCGTTTCTTCCCAAGGTTGAAGCTCCACCCCGCAAGACTCACACTCAGACCAAGGCCCATAAACCGCCAGACGTACACGTCGAGAGAAATCGTCCTCATCGTCACATTCAAAGAAATCGATGGTAACCGCGCTTCCAGCCATGTCATCGCTCCACATTCTCCGCGTACCCCGCTACGTCGATCATATTGTCGCGTTTCGGGAAATGGACATCTCTGTTAATTTTTAGTGCAATCATCAAATTTCCAACCACCCGTGGCGGAATGTTAGGAATCGTAGCTTCCCCTTGCGTGCGTAACCACCGATTCAGCAGGGTAGCCCAAAGGATTCCTAACGCTTCAAAGTCTTCTCGTGCTGGCCCGTACTGGGGATCACGAGTTTCGTGAACTACGTTATACGCATCTAAAAGAACCGAGGGCTCTTCGCCCACTATTCCCTCCAATAAAATAGGCGCACCCCCGGTGGGGAGGGCAGCGCGGGGGTGCGCCAATGGTGTCATTATCTCCCTTTAGATAAGCCCTCCAGATCACCTAGTAGCGCGTTCGCCGATTGATCTTGGACTTCTTTTTCTTCTTCTTAGGCACTAGCGCCCTTTCTGAGAAGGTCGCTTATCAGGACTCTTCTCAAGAGACGTTTTGCGGGGACCATCGCGTAGAATCACGCGGCCCTTAGCTCCTTCGGCCATTTCGTCGCCTTTCTAGCATCGTTGGCAAGATGAGTGCCATTCCGCTTAACGATATCATTGAAAAAAGAATAACAGCTAATTCCATAAGTAAGGCTCCTAGTACAAAGAACATCATTGTTTACTTATGGCTTCGTTGCCAACCTCTCATTATAGCACAGGACTATTCGTCTGGGTTATGGTAATAGACTTCGGCTTCTTTATGGGTGATCTGGTCTTCCTCGCTATAAAACTCCCTCTGCGGGATACGGTTGAGTACCTCGACGGTATTGCCCAGATGATACAGCGCTCCCAGTTTAAGCTTATGATTACGCGCAGCGTCGGTGCGGAGCAATTCAAGTTCGGTTGGTTGATGTTCTCCACTCGACTTGAGAATCCTATCGGCATACGAATAGCCTTGATCCCGAAAACCGCCGGAAGAATTTCGTCCGGTATTGTAATCCGCCAGTGCTTCCCGGTAGTCACCCTCACGATACGCCAGATGGCTCGACATCAAGTTTGCGGCATACTCCAGACTCAGGTATGGATCGAAGGTCTTGCCTTCCATATCCGGGTGGTATGCGGGGATAATCTGCGCGATACCCTCCGCACCAGCCCAACTCACCGCTTCTGGATCCCACCCCGATTCCATGTTGATCTGGTTTCTGAAAATAAGCGGATCGATCCCGGCCTGTTCAGCCATTGCGTCCGAATGTGTAAGAAGTTCAGTTAGTACCATCAGCGCTACCACCATCATTTGGCCCACCTATACGTCCCTCCAAGTATAGCATCTGGTAATATAATAACACACGGAATTGCCGAGTCGTTCCTGACCATAACATATCTATTTACGATACCGTCCGGGTATACGACTTGATATTTCTGCTTTAATCTTAGCCACCAGTACAGGATCAGGACCAAACAGAGCCATATCAGGCTTAGCCGCTCGGAGTCCTCGTCGGAACCTAGACTCAACAGAAACGTCCGGGTTATCGTATAATTTTTTGCCTTCTGCGATTGAGTATTTTCGTGCCGCCTGAGCGCCCGGCGATTGAGATCTTTCGGGTATGGTGAACTGTATCGTAAAATCAGCAGACCTAACGTTTTGTTCTGTCCGCCGCGTGTAGCGCTCGCCTGCATCCTGAAACTTTCCGCCTCCTGTAAATTCTTTTACACCCGGATATTTTTGCTCTAGTGAGGGATCCTGCCACTTCCCGGTTTCCCGTCCATCCACGATCCATTCCATGGGTGCCCATCCACCGATCTCCAAGCCCAACTCCTTCGCGATATCCAAGCCCATCTGATCCGCGCCAACCTGCACGCCAGAAATAACCTTCATTCGATACCCGTTCCCCTCAATATCTTCTTTAATCGCTCGAAGAGTCTTACGCATAATTTCTTTGTGCTTCGGAGTCTTCCACTCACGATTACCGGCAACATTAACGGTAACAACCGGCTGAATGGCGCGAAGCTCTTTCCATACACCCTCAAGAACCGCCGGTAATACGTCTCGCCACAAACCCCTCGCAGTATCTATAGCAGGAAACTTACCACTACTCTCCAAGAACTTCTTTAGAACCTCCGAATTTTGCATCATGCTATCGCGTATAAGATTGTACATCAAATCAACATTGGCCGGAAGCGTCACCTCTGTCCCATCGGCAAGCCTACCAATATGTTTCTCTTTTGTATTCAGGCTTGGATAGTTCTTCTCCTCTATCGTCGATCCGGGTTTCCGCCAGCCCGGATGCTTATGGATCTTCGCGTTATACGTCCCGTTCTTCCATGTCTGATAGGCGTGTTCAACGGAATAGTACTGCTCGCCACCATAGTTAAAGGGGCGCGGAGCTACATTACTAAACTCCTTATTCTCACCCTGACCCCAGTACACGTGTGATACCTCACCCGTGCGCTTTTCGACGACGGTCGGACCCTCCGTGATCTTCAGCTTTGGATCTTGGTCCTCTTCCGGTAAATCTTTAAGACTGGGTACGTCACTTAAATGGATAATCCCCTCGTCATCAACATATGAAGGTTTCCCCCCGGTCTCACCGGGCTTCAACTCTTGCGGCCCCCGTCCGACATACGGCTTATAGGGTTCTTGAGGCTTAGGCTTGGGCGGCGCTCCGAGATTGGTTAGCTCGTCCGTTAAGTCGGTTGCTTCTTCGAAAACGATGGTTTTCCCCGGATTGTGCCATATTCCCTTACCCCCCTTGAAAAGCTCGCTCTGTTGATCCCACCGCGCTTTAGACATCCCCAGCATGTCTTTGTGTACTTGCGCTAATGCTTCCTTCGTCGGGAACCCTTCCTCTTTATACCGCTTACTAACATTTTCCCAACGCTTTTCTTCGATAATGTCGGTAATGCGATAGATCTTCCGCTCGCCCTTTATAGTTTCATAATGAAAAGTATCACCAACCTTAGCGTGTTTGGAAATATATGTACCCGGATCTCGCCATGTTGCGGATTTCATCCCCGAGTCCATTTCCTCCCGTAGTACCGATCCAAAAGGAAACTGTTTCGTCGTATACTCAGTAACTCCGCTCGCTCCGCTTAATGGTGGAGGCATGGTCCGTTTCATAATATCATCAAATCTGTTCGTTACTTCTCGAAATACGCTATCTTCGAAAACGTCTTTCATCCACTTTTCTCCCACCTCCATGAATCCGGTCTTGACATTCGTCTCGTCGATTATCTTAGTAACCCATCCATCCATATGTTGTGCGAGTTGGTAATTAGAAAAGCCACTCACCCAGCCTTGTATGGATTCGCTTAATTTAGCCCATCGCTTGTCTATGATCGCGGCTGCATCCGGGGCGAGCCTGAATTCCTGTTTTGCGACCTCCCGATCCGACGGGACCACCCATTCGGGGGGATCGATACCTTGCTGTACGAAATAATTCGTCTCGGGTGGCTGACCGTATATCGCAGCCTCTAAGATAAGAAACCATTCTGTCTCAATCAAATCCGACTTCTCTTCATCTGACAGACTACCCCAATGCTGCTGATCGAAGCTCTTCTTCTCCCCTTGCTGGTAGTACTTCCATATCCGATCCATGATGTCCGATGGCTCTTCTTCAGGTTTATGTTTTCCAGACTCCATATACCGATCCGCCATAGTCCGTAAGAACAACTCCGCTTCGTCCGTTATACCCGACTGATCTTTAGAATCTAACAGTTTTTCGGTCTCGGGGTCTCGATCAAAAACGTTTTGCCCAAACCAACGGTTGATACTACTCCTACCATCCTGCTCCAGTCGAGCTTGCTGCTCTCGAAGTATGTCTAATTCAGGTATCGACGACGGACCCTGACTCTCAGGGTAAAGATACGGGTTAATCGCAGCTTTCTTTTTCGCCTCGTCGGGATCGAGTTCAACATAGGTATCGCGCTTATTCCACCACGCTTCTGGATCATCTAGTTTCTTTTGATTTTCTGCGATAATATCCCCAAGCCGTTGCATTGGATCTTGCTGAGACTTGATATCCCTAGACTCTAAAAAATCCGAGATAAAATCGTCGGGATCGAATTCTTTTGCATCCTTGAGCGGGATCTCTTCACCCAACCCTGCCCTTACTTCATGCTCTGGTAAATCTACATCCACATCGCCAGCGGAAACGTCTCCTTTCAGCAGATCATAGATGTTGGTCTGACCTTCCTCGCTCTCGGGTATCTTCCGCCCACCCGCCAGATAATCCGTTATAAACGAAGGCAGAGAACCAGTAGGGAAATCTTCAAGAAATTCATCGGTGATCCCCGCCTGCTCAAGTAGACGCTGGCGTTCTTCTGGATCTGTTGCGTGCCCCAATATCTCCTCTAAAGGAATGACAGAAGGTGACCATTCC